TGTCTTTGAATTGAGGTTTAGATTGATTTGTCGCATACTCTTCAAATCTTCTAGGAAAAGTTAAAGATATAAGCCAATTATGAGTTTCTTCCCACGCTCTTAAGTCTTCATCTACAAGAATATTGACTACAAGAGGTTCAAATACGATTTTATCGCCGTGTCTATATGTTTCAGAGAAAGGAGTTGGTATTGTCACTTCGTTCGTAGATATGCCTGGAATGTTTACATTAGTCACGAAGTAATTTAAAAAAGGTAAGTTAGGAAAACTAAACGTATACTTTGTTGACTGCAACAAACTTGTATTTTGAGGCATTCTTGTTAGATTAGATTCTCTTGTCATAAGTTATAGTCTCCTTTCATGTATTTATAAAAAGAAAAAGGCGGGGTTTCCCCCGCCAAGTTCTTTCCCTGTTCTCTTACTATTAGGTAAGATTGCGAACGCGGAAGATACGATAGTACTGGTTAGTACGATCACCGATCGTACCTGCGTCAGTTGCAGAAAGGCCGCGAGCAAATGGATTGGCTACCATGCCGTAACGTGTCTTGAAGCCGATCTTTGGCTGGAATGTGTCTTGACCGATAGCGCGCACCATCTGTAGAGGTACGTATGGGCAGTAGAATAGACCAGCGTCATAAGGTGAAGTACCCTTATAACCGACTGTGCAGAGTTCGTCGCCGTTGTCTGAACCGCCAAAGTATGGATCAATATAAACCTTAACGCGGCCGTGCATTGTACCAGCAAATGTATTGCCTGTATCGTCAACTGTTAAGTTAACGTTAAGAGCAGGAGTGTAATCAAGAACGCCAGCCATTGCAAGAGCAGAAGCAACGTCAGAAGAAACGATGAGCATGTTGCCCTTACCACGACGAGTAGCCTTGGCAATTGCGTTGCATTCACGTTCAATCTGGAATACAAGACCCTTAAACTTTTCAACTGACCAACGGCCGTTTGAATCTGTGTCAAGGTCAAATGTACCAGCTGTTGTTGTGCCGTAAGCAGCACCCTTAACAGCAGATGTGTAAACAGTTCTTACAACTTCACGATTGATTTCAGCAAGAATTTCTGTTGAAAGAATGTTTGCTAGTTCTGTTTCAGCATCTAGACCGTGAACAGCCTTAAGATCCTGAGCGAGTTCCATTGTGTATTCAGCCTTTAGAGCGCGTGAACGTGCTGTTACTGTTACCTTTTCAATTGAGAAGGCCATTTCAGCAAAAGCGTTTGTTGTGTTATCGCCTAGACCTTCAGCCTGTGCTGTTGACATACCGCGAGAGTTGCCATAAGAACCAGCTACGTCAAGGTTTAGAACTGGATTTGTGTTAGAAAAACCAGTTGTAGCGTTACCGTTAGCGCCAAGAGCGTTTGTGCCAGAGAAAGCAACGTTAGCTTCGTTGAAGAAAGATTCGTTACCGTCCATTGTCTTATACTTAGAGCGCATAGCAAAGATAAGTCCTGTTGGACCTGTCATTGGCTGAACGCCTGCAATGTCATAAGCGATTAGGTTAGGAAGCGCACGACGAACCAAAGAAATAAGAATTGGATCGTATGATGCTACGTTTGTGCCCGAACCAAGACCACCACCTGAGTTTGTTGGAGCTGTTTCGTTAAGAACACGACCTTCTTCTGCCATTGCCTTTTCCTGGTTTTCTAGGATAAGAGCAGTAACAGCACGCTTGTATGGATCCTTAATCTGGCCAGCGGCCGCGTGGTCAAGTACTGGTGACCACTTATTTTCTAGTTGTTCTGTAAGATACATGTGATTATCTCCTTTGAAAATCTTACTATTATTTATAATATTTATTACTTTGAAAGTGTTCTGCCGAGAGCTTTAACATAGTGAGCCATTGGTCCAGATAAGTCTTCTGAGATCATTGACTTGCCATCAGAAACTTCTACAGTGTCAAGAACATTTTCTGTTCTTATTGAATTTGTGAAGTAGCTCTCTCTTAGTGTTTGCACCTTCTGTGCATATTCATTTGCATCGACATATTCAATGCCTTCCGCAAGCGACTTTAACTTCTCAGCTTGTGTAGCTGTTAGTCCTTCGCAAGCAGAATCAAGAACATCATTAACATATGCTTCATTTAGCATCTTGTTAAGAGCAACATTACGCTCAATTTCTTCATTCAACTTATCTTCAAGTTCTTCAACCTTAGAAGCCATTTCTTCTACAACTGATACTTTTTCTTCTGGAATGTCAATGTAATGCTCTGCGAAGAGATTACGCATACCAGAAACAAAATCTTCCATAAGTTCTGTACGAAGACCTGCTTCAATAGCAACTTCGTTATCAGATACCCACTGCTCTACAACATAGTTTAGGTAGTCATCAACATTCTCTGTTAGAGACTCTTGAATTTCTTGTACCTGCTCTTCTAATGTAGCAGCAAATGCTTCTTCTAGGACAGCAAGTTCTTCTTCTAGCTTATGCTTTACAGCAGCTTCAAAGATTGTCTTTGCTTTTTCCATAAATTCTTCTGATAGTTCTTCGCCAGCAAATAGTGCTTCCATGTCTTCTGACATATCAATTTCGTAATCTTCCATTACTGATTCTTCAGATTCAGTATCTTCTGTTACGAACTCAAAGTTTTCTTCAATTGCTTCCGCAATTTGATCTTCGTCATAACCTTCAGCTACCAAATAATCAATGAAAGATTCTAGTTCTTCAGAGATTTCAATTTCTTCTTCCATCTGACGGTCTTGATTAGAACTCTTTATTGTTGCGTTATGGCTCTTTTTTGGCTGATCTTCAGGCATACTTGGCATTGATTCAACGCCTTCTTCAATTTCAACATCTTCTTCCATTACTTCTGATTGCTTCTTTGACTTTTCAGCAGAAACATTTGATTGTGAAGACTTGCTTGTGTCTTTCTTTACAGAACCAGAAGCAGCAGCGCCTACATTGCTACCTTCTCCTGGTGCTTTTGGTGCATCACCAACCATCTGAGCATCATTGCTCATTGGATTTGCTGCAGCGCCTTGACGAATTCCACCATTTGGTTTTAAAGAAGCCATATTAGCAGCTTCTTCCTTCATTAGGACTGCCTTGGCTACTTCTGTTAGTGACTTTGACATATTAGATTTCTCCTTGTTTTAATTATTTATATAAATTAGAGTTTTGAGATATAGCTTTTGAAAATTCTAAGAGCAACGTCTTCAATATCTGATTGTTTTGCTTCTTTAATTAATTTTCTTGATCTATCATGATGGACTGATTTCCATCCTTTATTTGTCATAATCCATTCTTCATTTTCCATGATACCTCTAACGAAAGCATCTGGTGCTGATGGATCAGCAACAATATCGGCTGCCGTGGCCAAATGGAAATCGTCTTGGACAAGTTGATAGCCGTTTTGTGGCTTAAGAGACCCTACGCCTCTTGTTGATACTCCCAAGCAAGCACCTCCATCTAATAAACTCTTCACTATTTTACCATTAGGAGTGTCTAATATTTTTGCTTTACCCATAATGTTATTACCATCTGGATATAGCTTTGTGATCATGTGACTAACACGATCCAAATTGATAGCTGGCGTTTCAGGATGACCTAATTCACCAAATGCACGATTTTTGTTTACATAATCTCTATTATAACGTTCAACTTCTTTGTTTAGAACAGCGTAGGGATATACACGACCGTTTCTGTTTTGCTTTTCAGCTTGCATGAATACGCCTTCAATGAAGTAATCTTTACCACCATTCTTATTTTCTTCCACAAGATATCTTACTTGTGTTACTTCTTCTGTAATGAGTTTCATAGTCCCATTGCCTTTCTCTTCATTAATGAGCGTCTACGCTTCATTAGTGTGCGAGACATTTTTGATTTTCTCTTGATTTTGGCTCTCTTAGCGCCAAGTTTACGTTTTCTACGTTCTGCTGCTGTCATGCGAGTTAGTTGACCACCTTGTAGTCTATAACCAGCAACGTTAGATGTCTTCTTACGGCGTTGAATTTTACCGCCACGAATGCGAGCTTTCACAATATTGACGCGAGCTTCGTCTAATGTTTCATCTTCTTTTAAATTGTTTTTAGGAACAATTGTAGTATTTTCTCTGTCGCCTTTACCTACTTGATTAACTCTTTGACCAGTTTTAGGCGCTTCACCAGTTACTTCTACAGGATTAATTGCCTCATCAATTTCTTTTTCTTCGTCATCCATATAGTCTGATACAGCATTCAAATAGTCCGCAGCTTTGGTAATCTTTGATTGTGTCCAAGCTTCAAGTTCTTTATTACCTTTTATTTTAGACATAATTGACTTGGCATCTTTTGCTATGGCATTTAGTTCTGATCTTGCCATAGAACTTTCTTCACCGTCATCAGGTTCTTCTTCTAATACATCCATACGCAACTTTTGAGCCCTTGTTGGACCCATTTGCTCATTCATTTTTGCAGCACAAGCTTTCTTCATTTCATGAAGTTTTATTGCTATAATATCATTAATTTTTTCTTCAAGAATGTTTTCTGCTTCATTGAAATTTCTATTGTATATGTTCTGTATTAAATTTTCCATATTACGTAACCTTATTGAATGCGTAAGGATCTGCTGTTTGTCCAGAATCATAATCACGACCATCTTTACGAAGATCAACAAAGAGTGTGAAAGCATCACCAATTTTATTGGCATTTGTAGAAATAATGATATCGCCTGTAGCATTTGCTTCAGGATTGTTAATTACTGCACCATCACCCATACTTTGAAAATCATAGTCAAACTTACCATCGGTAATGATTGCGATTTCAGAGTTTGTATCGCCTTGCCACTTTAAAGAAATATACCCGTTAGACTTTGCTAGTCCATGTATTCTCTTGATTGTTGTTCTATAGTTTGTTTTTGGATGCGTATTTGATGACATGATGTATCCATTCGCATTCAAAGCAAATCTAAGATTAGAAGCGTCAATTAAAAGAGTGTTAGCCTCAGTAGTTCCATCTGAAATAAATACATATTTTAACAAAGCTCTTTTGTTGTTATCAATAATTTTATGTTCTTTTATTGTGTTTGCCATCTTAATACCTTAATGCAAATGTTAGAACTTTGTTGAATGAAGATGCGTTTTCGTCTAGCATTTTTTCCATCTTCTTTTTATTAGACTTGTTTACGGATTCGTGAAGACCTATAATCTTCTTTGCAACTGTATTATTTATAGTAATTGGATTATCTCCAAATAAGATATCCATTGAAGGTATTTCAGATTCAACCATCATATTCAACTGCATATATACCGATTCATATTGTTGTGATTGTGCTTGATTAGCTTTCTTCTGCGCTTGATAGTCTCTTTGTGATTGAGCAGGATTATAATCTTTACTTTTTTTTGAAAAAGAATCGCTAGTCGCAACAATTTTGTTTATGTTGCCAAACTGATAGTTATTTTGAGTTGGATTAGTTGTAGATGACATTGAACTTAAAGCATTTGCTGTTCCAGACAGTCCTCCTGCTATATTTTTACCAAGTCTGCGTCTAGCTCTAAGTCTTTGACTTGCTGTAGATTCACGCATTGACATTGCTCTATTGGCAGCTTTCTGCGCTTGATAATCTCTTCTTTCTTGAGCATCCGTTGTAGGATTTTTTTGTGTAAAAGAATCGCTAGTAGTAACAGTTTTGTTTATGTTACCAAACTGATAATTTTGATTTGTTGATTTAGGTGCTGCCGCGCCTGTTGCTGCTGCACCTAATGTTCCAGCAACAGCACCGAGTCCAGCTGCTCCAATTCTTGCTGCTTTGCCTAATTTTCCACGAAATCTACTAGTCTTAGCTAATTTAGCTGCATCTGCTGTTTTATCAACCACTTTAGCTGCATCTGCCGCTTTATTTGCTTTTGCCGCTGCTTTTGCTGCTTTTGCTGTTCTGTATGCTTTATAAGCTTTATAACCAGCACCTAGTCCTTTAACAGCGCCTAAACCAGCTTTTATTGCACCAGATGCGGCAGTTCCTAATACAGGAACAACTAATGCTGCATCAGATACTCCACTCAAAGCAGTATCAACGGCATTTAATGCTGCTGATCCATAGTTACCTTTTTCCCAATCTCTTTTTGTTCTTTTTCCTGCTCTAGCTGTGCCGAGACCAGGAGTTAAATCTTTAGCAATTGATGAAACAGAAGCGTCATCTAAATCGCCATAAGCAAAATCACTCGCAGCACCTTCGTTAATCTGTAGATGATTAGCTTCTCTAATCAAATGAAGTTTAATTTTAAACTCTTCAGAAATTGTTGTTATCGGTTTTGGATTTCCTATTGTATTTCTACTAAATGAAGTTCCTGTACTTGACTTTGTAGATGCAACGGATTTTGGCGCAACTGGTGTTGATACCATCTGTGATGATGCTGATGTTGACTTTTTATTTTTTAAATACGACATAATCATCTTACGATGTTTTCTTCCAAGTCTATAGAAAAATTTATCAACTGGGTTTAATTTTTCTATAGAATAGCTCAAATCTCTTAGTTTGGCAACATTTGAATTTTTATTTTTTGAT